TGATGGAATCACATATGCTGGTTCATCAACAGATGACAAAGACTTAATCAATACAAAAGCTACTTCAAGACAAGGTGACTATGTTGTAATTGCATCATTAGATGGAACTACTGCATGGCAAGTTACTGAAGTCAGAGGAACTTTTGCTAAAGAAGCATAATAAATAATTAGTGTGGGGCTTCGGCCCCACATAAATTTAACGGAGAAAAATTATGGCAGGCGGCGGATCATTTATAAGCGATCAAAAGTTTACAACACTAACAGCAGATGGTAGATTTAAAACTATTACTGGTGGAAGTACAAATTTAGGACCGTGTAGAGTTACTTATATTCAAGCTCATAGTGGAACTAATTGTTTAGTAAAACTACATGATGGAACAGACGGAACAGGTTCTTTAGAGTTTCAAGCTAAATTTAGTGATGAAGGGTTAGATATAATGATACCTGGTTCTGGTATAAGGTTTAAAAATGGAGTCTATTTAGATTTAACTACTACAGACTCAGTAACAATAGGATATACAGGTTAATGAAATCAGACGTAAAAGCAGTTAGAAAAACAGGGACAGGTTCTGTATTCGCAGGAAGAACTAGACTAAGAGGAATTATTTTAGCATCAACAGGTTCTGCAGGTTCAGTTACATTACAAGATGGAAACTCAGTAACGCAGTTTCAAGTTGATGTACCAGCAGGTGATGTATTTTCTTACAATCTAGCAGAAGACGGAATTTTATTTGAAGGTGGGATGACTATTTCAGCAATTTCAAATGCAACGGTAACTGTTATTCTAGATAAATAGGAGAGTAAATGGCCAACACTACTTCGGGTACAACTACTTTTGATAAGACTTTTTCTGTCGATGAGGTAATTGAAGAAGCTTATGAAAGACTCGGTATGCAGAGTCTTTCTGGTTATCATTTAAAATCTGCAAGAAGATCTCTTAATATTTTATTTCAAGAATGGGCAAACAGAGGATTGCATTATTGGGAAGTTGCAAATAATAATATTACACTAGTTGCGGATCAAGCTGAATATACAATGTTTAGATCAACATCTGATGGTACTTCAAGTGCAACAGCTGTTTATGGTGTCGATGATGTACTAGAAGCATCTTACAGAAATTCTAATGTAGATACCCCACTTACAAAAGTAAACAGATCTCAGTATCAAGCATTATCAAATAAAACTTCTACCGGAACACCATCACAATACTTTGTTCAAAGATTTATAGACAAGGTTACAATTACTTTATTTTTAACACCTGGAGCTAGTGAAGCAGGTAAATTTTTAAATTATTATTATGTAAAAAGAATACAAGACGTAGGAGATTACACTAACGCAGCAGATGTCCCGTACAGATTTGTGCCATGCATGACTGCAGGTTTAGCATATTACCTTGCTATCAAAAATTCACCCGACAGAGTTCAAATGTTAAAAATGTTGTATGAAGATGAATTACAAAGAGCTTTACAAGAGGACGGCTCATCATCAAGTACTTATATTAGTCCTAAAGTTTATTATCCGGAGTCTTAATGTCAAATCTTTCTTCAGGTAAATACGCACAATTTATTTCTGACAGATCAGGATTAGCATTTCCATATTCTGAAATGGTAATAGAATGGAATGGTGCAAGAGTTCATATATCAGAGTTTGAACCAAAGCATCCACAGTTACAACCAAAACCACACAACGCAGATCCTCAAGGTTTATTAAATGCAAGACCTGCAAGAACAGAACCTGCTGTTGCGAGAATCTTAACTTTAAATCCTTTGTCTACTACAAGTGGGTCTCAAACTATATCCGTATTTGAAGACAATCACGGAAGATCTACAGGAGATGTTGTTAGATTTAGAGATGGTGAACCTGGTGCAGGTATAACTTCTGCAGACATTAATGTTTCTACAGGATTTACAATTACAGTTACAGATGATAATAACTATACATTTACAGCTTCTGGCACAGCAACTGGAACTGAAACAATAGGCGGAGGAAGTATATCGGCTGGTCCGGTTACATTATCACCATAATGACATACGCAGAATTAATACAAAAAATTAAAGATTACACAGAGGTTGACTCTAATGTTTTTACTTCTACTATTTTAAATGGGTTTATTGAAGATGCTGAGTATAGAATATTTAGAGAAGTAGATTCAGATAATAATAGAAGATATGCGACAGCTAATTTAATCGCCTCACAAAGATTTATCGACACTCCATCAGATTTATTGGTTATTAGATCAGCTCAAATTGTAGATTCTGATGGAACTGCTGCAGCCGATAATAGAGATTTTTTAGAATATAGAGATACTAGTTTCATGTCAGAGTTTAATCCAAAAGGAGCTACAGGAGTTCCAAAATACTACGGCATGTGGGACCAAGATACTATTGTAATAGCTCCAACACCAAATGCAACTTATCAAATTCAGTTGAACTATATCTTGAAAGACCCTGGTTTATCTGCTACAAATACCACAACATATATAAGCCAAAATTTTCCTAATGGTCTTTTGTATGCATGCCTAGTAGAGGCTTACGGATTTTTAAAAGGACCCGTTGACATGATTCAGTTATATGATAAAAAATACGCTGAGGCTGTCAAAGGTTTCTCAGTTGAACAAATGGGAAGACGGAGACAAGATGAATACCAAACAGGTGTTCCTCGAATAGAAAAAAATAGGAGATAAACTATGGCTATAACACAAGCGATTGCAAATGCTTTCAAAAAACAATTACTAGAAGGTGATGTAAACTTTAAATCATCTGGTGGTGATGTTTTTAAATTAGCTCTTTATACTTCTTCAGCAACTCTAAACTCAACAACTACTGCTTACAGTGCAACTAACGAAGTTAGTAACACTGGAACTTACTCAGCGGGTGGTGATCCATTAACAGGTCAAAGCACAAACATTGGAACCGGTTCAGGTAAAGGTGTTGCATTCGTTGACTTTGCAGATCTATCATTCACAGGTGTAACGTTGACAGCTAGAGGTGCATTAATCTACAATACATCTTCTGCAGTTACTAATGCAGCGGTTGCAGTTTTAGATTTTGGAGCAGATAAAACAGCTACATCAGGAACTTTTACAGTACAGTTTCCAGCAGCAACGACTTCAGCAGCTATATTAAGAATCTCTGGTTAATAAGGAGTTTTAAATGGCGTTAGTCGTAAATGACAGGGTAAGAGAAACCTCTACTACTACCGGTACGGGTACTATTTCTTTAGCAGGAGCAGTAACGGGTTTTGAAACTTTTGTTGCAGGAATTGGAAATAGTAATACAACTTATTATGCTATTTCTAATCAAGCGAATGGAGAGTTTGAAGTAGGCCTTGGTACAGTAACTGATGCATCGCCAGATACTCTTGCAAGAACTACAATTATTTCATCATCAAATAGTGATTCAGCAGTAGACTTTTCTGCAGGAACTAAAGATGTTTTTTGCACCCTTCCTGCATCTAAAGCGGTCATACTAGATGCCAGTGGAAATATTGTTGCAAACAATGGTTCTGCTCTAACAGCTTTAAACGCAAGCAACATTTCAAGCGGAACTTTAAACAATGCTAGACTTCCAGACCCTATAAGCGATAAAACTATAAACGCATCTACACCTTTAACAATTAAAGGTGATGGATCTAGTGCAGATGGAAAATTAATTCTTAACTGTTCACAAAACAGTCACGGAGTAAAAATTAAGGCACCTCCTCATTCTGCAGGTGCAACTTGGGAATGGATACTACCTGTTAATGATGGGACTTCAGGACAAGTTTTAACTACTGATGGTAATGCATCAGCTCAGTTATCTTGGACTAGTCCAGAAGTTGGAGATATTACAGGTGTTACGGCAGGTACAAATTTAACAGGCGGTGGAACATCTGGCGATGTTACTATCAATTTAGCTGACGCTTCTACGTCTGCTAAAGGTGCTGCATCATTTAGTTCAGATAATTTTGCTGCTAGTTCTGGCGCAATAACAATTAAAGATTCAGGAGTAGCCACAGCAGAAATTCAAAACGATGCAGTGACTCAAGCTAAGATAGCGGATGATGCAGTAGGTGCAGATCAGCTTGCATCAGATGCTGTAGTAACTGCTTCTATTGTAGATGCAAATGTTACGACAGCCAAGATAGCAGATTCTAATGTGACGCTTGCCAAAATGGCAGCGAACAGTGTAGACAGCAATCAATACGTTGACGGTTCAATAGACACAGCACACATTGCAAATGATCAAATTACGAATGCTTTGATGGCAGATGATGCTATAGACACAGCCCAGATTGCTGACAATGCTGTTTCACTAGCCAAAATGGCATCAGGTACAGACGGTAATATTATTTCTTATGACGCTTCAGGAAATCCAGTTGCAATAGCAACAGGAAGTGCTGGACAAGTTTTAACTTCAGCAGGTGCAGGAGCACAACCATCTTTTCAAACCCCTACAGTTGGGGATATAACTGCTGTTACAGCAGGTTCTGGTTTAACAGGTGGAGGATCATCTGGTGATGTTACTTTAAACGTTGGAGCCGGAAACTTAATTGATATTCAAGCAGATCAAATAGATGTAGACCTATCAGAACTTACAACCTCTACTTCAGATGGAGATGGAGATTTTTTTGTTGTAGTTGATGCTTCTAATAATCAAAAAAAATTAACTAAAGGTAATATTAACAACTCAGGATTTAATAATGATGCTGGTTATACTACTAATACTGGTGACATTACAGGTGTTACAGCAGGATCTGGTTTAACAGGAGGTGGTTCATCTGGTGGTGTTACACTTAACGTTGGAGCTGGTACAGGTATCGATGTAGCAGCAGATGCAATCTCAGTTGATGTATCTGACTTCATGTCAAATGGTTCTAACAATAGAGTTCTAACTGCAACTGGTGCAGATGGAATGAACGGAGAAGCTAATTTAACTTTCGATGGTTCTGAATTAGATGTTTCTGGAACTTTAAAAGCTGATAAAGGATATGTTCCTGAAGCAACTTTATCAGATGGTTCAACTATTAACTGGAACATGTCAACACAATCCGTATGTAAAGTAACTTTAGCTGGTAATAGAACAATGGCTGCTCCATCAAATGGAAGTACAGGTCAATTTGCTTCTATTACAGTTATTCAAGATGGAACAGGATCAAGAACATTAACATGGAACGCTGCGTATGAATTTGCAGCCGATACAGCACCAACATTATCTACAACTGCTAATAAAGCAGATTTATTTGTATTTAGATATAATGGAAGTAAATGGTTAGAAGTAGGTAGAAATTTACTACTAACAGTAAGTTAGAGAGGAGCCTAGACTATGGCTTTTGCATTTAGTTCTTTTTCACAAGCACCTTTTGCTTCTCTTATGGGAAGTCAAACTGTAGCTGTAACCGGTCAAGCTCTTACTTTTAATGAAGGAACTGGTACTGCAATTTCAGATAATTCTACTACTGTAACAGGAATAGCAATGTCTGCTAACCTAGGTACGGTTAGTATATTTTCAGGTGTTATCGTACCTATAACAGGACTTCCTTTAAGTTCTAATTTAGGTTCTGTTACTGTTGTAGGTGATGCAGATGATATATCTGTAACTGGTCAAGCAATGACATCAGCTTTAGGCACTGCTCAAGTATCTATAGATGTTGCACCAGAAAATATAACTGGAATAGCAATGTCCGCTAATTTAGGTTCTGTTACTACAACAGTTGATATAAACGCATCTGTTACTGGTCAGGCAATGACTATGCAAGAAGGTAACGAGGGGGTCGTAATTGACGTAGATATCACTGCAACAGCTTTACCTATGACAGCTGCACTTGGTACAGCTACCTTAGACGCTAATACATTAGTAGATTTAACTGGTCAGGCAATGACTATGCAGGAAGGTACTGTAACAGCAACAGATTCATTAGCTGTATTAACAGGAATTGAGATGACTATGTCACTAGGCACTAATAATACTATAGTGTGGAGTGAAGTAAATACAGGAACAACTCCTACATGGACAGAAGTTGACACTGCTGCATAAATGAAATATTATAATACAATTTAAGGAACCTAAAATATGGCAAATGCAACTTCAGCTAATTTAAAATTAACTGTACAAGCTACCGGAGAGAACTCGGGAACTTGGGGACAGTTTACTAATACAAATTTACTTATTTTAGAACAAGCTATTGGTGGATATGATGCAGTTGGAATTACTTCAGGTGCTACCTTAACTTTTTCAAACGGTGTTTTATCAAACGGTAAAAATCAAGTTTTAAAACTAACAGGAACTATATCTGGTAATGTTAATGTAACCATACCGGATTCAATAGAAAAATCTTATATTATAGATAATGCGACTACAGGTGCCCATACGGTAACTTTTAAAACAAGTTCTGGAACAGGTGTTACTTGGGGATCAACAGATAAATCAACTAAGATAGTTTATTCTGATGGTACAAATGTTGTGGATACAGGATTAATTTCTAGTGTTTTATCAACAGATTTAGATACTAATTCTTTTAATATAAAATTTGACGATGCAACTGGAATTAAAGACGACTCAAGTAATGAACAATTAATTTTTCAAAAAACTAGTTCTGCGGTTAATTATTTTGAAATGACAAATGCCGCAACTGGAAACAGTCCGTCTATTTCAGCTACAGGAAGTGATACTAATGTTGGTATAGATATTAGTACAAAAGGAACAGGATTAATTAGATTACAAAATGCAGCCTATAATACTGAAGCTACTTTAACTGATGGAGCGACTATAAATTGGACTGTAAATACATCACCTGTTGCAAAAGTAACTTTAGGAGGCAATAGAACACTTGCAGCCCCAACAGGAGGAGCCACTGGACAATTTGTGTCTTTACTGGTAATACAGGATGGTACAGGCTCAAGAACATTAACTTTTAATGATATCTTTGAATTTACTGGGAACAGCGCGCCAACTTTAACAACAGCATCCAATAAAGGAGACTTGTTTGTTTTTAGATATAATGGTACAAAGTATTTAGAGGTCGGGAGAAACTTGAATTTGACATTAAGTTAGGAGAAAAATTATGTATGTACTTGTAGAAAACAATGCAGTAACAAAAACATTTAATTATGGAAAAGGATTTGTGTTAAATGATACACAATATCCAGCAGACATATTTACTAAATGGTCTAAAGAAGAATTAGGGGCTATTGGTATATATGAAGTTATTGTTGACAAAACAAATTATAAAGACTCAGAATATTATATTAATACAGATTCAACTACTGCATTTGCAAATAACCAGGTCACAGAATCTTGGGGAACTGCAACTGCTAAAAGATTAGAAGATGAAAACGCAGTAGATGAAGATGGGAATAATGTTTTAAAAGATGGTGTCCAACTTATTAATTATGGTTTAAAAACTGAAAAGAAAAGATTAGTTAAACAACAAGCAAGTGGATTACTTGCTAAAACAGATTGGTATGTAGTTAAGGCAGCAGAGGTTGCTGATTATAATGTGCCTGCAGATATTACAACTTATAGAGCAGCAGTTAGAACTAGGTCAAATGAAATGGAAACTGCGATAGATGGCGCAGCTGATGTTGATGCATTAAAAACTTTATACGAATATACAGAACAAGCAGACGGAAGTTTTACAAGACCTTTAGGGGAGTGGCCAGAGGAGGTAATCTAACGTGTTAATAGTTGGAGGAAACCAATCAACAGGTGGCTACGAAGTAAGTAACTCATTAAGATTTAATGATGGAAGTTCAGATAAACTAACAAGAAGTAATGGAACTCCAGATAGTGAAAGAAAATTCACATTTAGTTTATGGACTAAAAGATCAAATCTTGGTAATTTTCATATCATGCAAGGTTTTTATAATAATAGTAGTAATTACTGTGCAATAAGTTTTTTAAATAATACTGATGAGTTAGATTTTATTAATTACCAAGGTAGCACAACAGCTAGAAAAATAACAAATAGAAAGTTTAGAGACCCTAATGCATGGTTGCACATAGTTGTTGCTGTAGATACAACACAAGGAACAGCAGATAACAG